TCCATTGCATCGATTGTAGTTCCCTCTTTATCTGTTGTCACTTTAGCCGCTTGGATGATTCCAAGAGAATGTGTATGTTTGACAATATCCTTTAAAATATCACGCATTTTTACTCCTTTTATTTAATTATTAAATTAATTATAACACAAATCTGATACGGTTGTCAACCTATAAATCGAATAGATTATCAAATGTTTCTGATGCATTTGCATCACTCATATCCCAATTTAGTACTCCAATTAGATTATCTAACTTCTTATCAACAATTGTTTGTTCCATCAACTCATGGTCAAATGGAAGTTTTTGAAACCATTCTGGTATTTTAGTCGCATCTACAGGATATGCAACACTTTTCAACTTGAACGTGTTTGGTTTTAGTTTACAAACAATCGTCTTCATACCATCTACAATTTCTACTGCATATCGGTCTTGATTAAGTTCTCGTAACATATTCCAATTCAATGATGCGGCAACATGTCCAGGTAAGTGGACTTTATCTCTTTTAGATTTATCACCACCATTATTCAAATCTCTTGCCATTGCCTTCTTTGCGGCATTCACTCTGTTCTTGTATGAAGTTAGATTGTTTACACGAGTTTGAGAACCTTTTTCCCAACCTGGTTTTGTTCTAAACTCTTTCTTAAACTCTTTAACCATCTCAATGACTTCTTCACGTGTGCCGTCAGTTAACACTTTCAGTAGAACTTCACTTAGAAAATCTTGCATATATGGTGGAGTATCACTTCTCTTTATGTCAATTCCCATTACTTTGACTTTACCAGGTGAACCATCTACATCACGGCGAACACCATCGTCATCATACATAAGCAATGCGTATCGTTTCTTTTTAATAAAAATACCCGTAATCGAACAATTCTCACGACCAGCAACAATAATCTCACCTTCTTTTCTTGGAACATTAAAGAACGTTTTCATAAAATCTGGAAAACTTGTATTGACTTGATTAGAAACTTCATCATATAACATTAATACTTTTTCTTTATCCCATTCAATAGTACCATCATCAATCTCTTGTTTGTACACAGGATACATTGAATAATAGATAGAGTCTGTGTCACCGTAAATAACTGCTGGACCTTTATAATCGTATTCTCCAACGATTACTTCATTACACTTTGCACCCATGTGTCGAGTAATACAACGACCTGTTAGAGTTGTACTCTGACCAATACGTTTATCATAGAAACGACATCCTTGATTCAAAATCGCACCATATAATGAGTTTAAGTTAATCTTCTTAACAAGTTGTCGTTTATCCCAAAATGCTATTTCTTCAGCATCACCATCTTTAATGGCAAGTTTCTTGTTCTCTTGCATTACTTGTCGTTCAGCATACCAACGTTCTAACAAACTTGGAATAATACCTTGAACATCTTGTTTGAAAAGAGTACCATTAGCAGTAAGAGTCCAGTTCAATTCGCTATTGTATATTAAATCATATGCCTCTTGACCTGATAGTGCTTGAGTTGTTTTGTTTTCTTCCCATGGTGCATCTTCTAGGACTAAAGTAATATTACTTGCTTTGTCTTTCTCATTAACTAAACGAAATTCTTCTGTACTAAATGTTTCATCCCATGCTTGAGATGAACCATATGTTTTAGCACCTGTTTTTCTACCCTCTGATATTCTATCACCAATCATTTTGTCTGTCATATCAGGTCTTAGTTGTCCTGCAATTGTTTCGGGTGACATATTCATCGCACGAATAACTGATGGATAAAGAGAGTTGATATCAATACCCGCTACCCATCTCTGTAATCCTGCTTTGGGAACTGCCACAAAAGCACCAGCGGCCTTTTGCATTTCTGCTTCGTGTAATTCTTCATCTGATAATTCTACATCATCATCTGACCAAACTTTTTTCTTTCTATCTGGAACAACCATACCACGTCTATGTGCTTCGTTGATGATTGCTTGTTCTGTAACTGCAACTGCACCCATTGTAGTTTTGATATTAACTGTATTATCGTGTGCAATTTCATTTGCTAGTTCGATAAATCTTAGTTTCTTATCAATCTTATCAAGTAGTGCAACGTCTTGTCTGTTGTATTCTACAAATTTATAAAAGTCATTGTTATATAATTGGTCTAGTGTTCCATCATATGCTACTTTCTTTTCACCAACTTCGTGTTCACCAATTGTATCAAGTGCGTATGAGTGCATTTCGTGATATGTGTACTTACGATATAATTCTAGGTAGTCTAAGTGAATTCTTCCGAACAAGTCAAATGTTTCTTGTTCTTTACCATATTTTACTATTCTACGTTTCTGAGGTTCTAATTCCCATAGACACAACTTGCGTGTATGTGATTTACTTAGTACTTCAGTTATTCTATTCACAACATATGGAATATCATAACCTTCAGAGTTCCAACCAGCCAACACATCAGCATCTTCAATGACATCTAAAAAGTCATTAAGCATATCTACTTCACTTAGATATAATTGAGTATTCTCAAATTGCTCACAAATTCTTTCTGCCTCTTTAAGACCTTCGCCACTTCTCATTGACTTGGGTGGGATAACAAGTGTTACAAGTAAGTCTAACCATTGAAGATTGATTGTAATTGCCGTGATTGGCATGAATGGGTCACTAGGGTCAGCAAACCCTCGACTTGCATCGAAGTCTGTTTCAATATCGAAAAAGGCAGTATTTAGAGTAGGTGAATCAATTCCATTATAATTCTCACTCAAACAACGAACTTCTGGTTTAATATCACTTTCGTAAAATGTTTTACCAGTATTTATTTTTCGTTCTTTGTGTAAGTCTTTAAGACGTTTACATTTGATTTGTCGTACTTTGTCACCATGAATACTTATATGGTCACCGCGTGGGTCTTTCACATAGAAAGTTCGCCACGCTGGATAATCATTGTAGACTCTTTTGCCTTTTAGTCGTTCTACAACTTGAACAATGTCTTTATCTTTGTTGTAGAATGCATCTACATAACTCAAAGAGTACGCCCTACAGTTTCCAGAATTGTTTCCATATCTTCAAAGTCAGCACGTATCTCATTTAGTTTTGCCTTATGTGCAACCGAGATTGCCTTGTTTAAAACTGCTGGTTTTACATCGATTTCTTCAGCAATTGCTCTTACTGTATCACGTAATCCACCTTTGAGGTCTTCAACTTCTTGTAGAACTAGACAACCTTCATTCACTAATTGAATGAGTTTTGCTTTTTCTTCTTCATTAATTGCATCAATTGACATATAAATCTCCTATAAGTTGGACAATAAAAAAGAGTGATTTCTCACTCTTTATATATTAACATAGATGACTTCAAAAGTCAATAGGTTATTTGTTTAAAATTTAACTGAGGCCTTGAATTTAGTAGGGGGATGATGGTCACCAGGCGTATAACCTTTCGGTCCTTTTGCTGGAATTTTCTTAACTGTGATTGGAGGTGATTTCTTCACTCCAGATAAACTTAGTTCTTCGACTTTCTTCATAGCACCTTTCATCATTTCAACAGCCTTATCTTCTGGAGAATACTCAGATGCCGATAGAGGATTACCAAATCCAGACTTGTCAGCCGATTTTGATAAAGCATGTCCGATAAAGCCTTTAGCCTTACCTGCAATATGTTTGGCAGCACCATATGCCGCAACTGCTTTTGTTTTTCCTGAAACTTTCATTTTCTCCTTGCCTGCCTTACTACCACCGCCAGGTTGAATTTGAGTCGCTTTTGAACCAGGTGCATTACCTCTGCCTACTCCTGCTGGTTTTACTGTACTTTGTGCTGGTTTAACACCTGATGTGTTTGCTGTCTTATTTTGTAATGGTTTAGCAACTGGTGCCTTCTTTTTCATATTTATAATCATGTTCGCTCTTGGACTACCAGGCTTATGCTTCTTACCCATTTTATCTATTACTGCATCTGCACCAGTATAAGGTGCTTGTAATTCATCTAAATCATATTTGCTTGATGTTATTCGTGCTACGTCAGCCGCTTTCTGTGTTATTGGCTTATCACTTTTTACAGTTTTTGCAACTGCTTTTGTTTTCAATGCTGTTTTAATTGGATGTTTTATAGCCGCTTGTGCAATTTTTCCACCAACTGCTCTAGCAATCCCACCAACAACTGCTAATGCTGGTAAAATCTCATCAATACGTTTGCCTGCTTTGATACCTTCACTAAGTTTGCTAAATGCGAAATTTGACATCTTAAGCATACCTTCTTTAGTTCTTAACATATCGTCAATTTTTCCTTGAGTTCCTGGCTTAACTGCATCATATACTTTTGATACTGCTGATGCTGTGTATAAATCTACTCTCATCTTGCCATCGTCAAATTTTACTTGTTGATTTTGTTTGTCTGCTACAATCTGTTTAATTGTGTCGATTGCTTTTGGAATATCTTTTAAACCACCTTTTGGTTTCATGTCCATAACTTTCATAAATTCATCTCTAGCCGCTACTGCTTCTTGGTCTTCGTTCATTCTGG